TAGGCTGGAAAGACCCCAAGCCGTGCGCAAGACGCGCATGGTCTGTGGAGGGGTGCTGGCTAGAGTGGTCGCATGGCCACACAATCAACTGGAGTCGGACGTGGGAACAAAGCGCAACCAATCGAGCAGAAGCGTTTGAAGGGTTCACGCATTCGGAACGGTTTGGCTGCGCAACCGATGCCAGACATGGCGTTGGCTGTGGTCGATCCGTCGGTGGTGCCGTTGGTGCCGGTCGGCTTGGGCGAGGTTGGGTCAAGGTATTGGTTGACGTATTGGACGGCTGGTCGTCGTCATCTGTCGGAGCTGCACGACACTCCGTTGATGACCAGGTTGTGTTCCAACTTCGACAAGATCGCAGAGTTGGAAGCTTGGTTGGGCGACGAGGTCGAGCGCAGGTGGTACACGAGTCCGAACGGTCAGATCGTGACGCATCCAGCGGTGAAGCAGATCGAGCAGATGGATGCTCAGAACACGGGTTGGATGTCGTTGTTGGGTTTCACGCCGTCGGATCGTGCAAGGTTGGGTCTAGCGGAGATAAGGGTGGCAAATGAACTTGATCAATATCGCAAACGGAAGTCCGACGTGGTCAACGCCGAAGTTGTATCCGAGGTCTGATGGTGCGCAGGTTGCCGATTTCGCGGCCACGTTTCTCCATGTGTCAAAGGGTGTTCGCGCTGGTCAGCCGCTTCTGCTTACGCAATGGCAACTTGACCTTCTGGATTCTTTGTATGAACGCCGCCCTGATGGTTTACTTCGTTACCGCCGAAGCCTCATTGGCTTAGCGAGGAAAAATGGAAAATCTTTACTAGGGAGTCTCTGCGGTCTTCATGCTTTGATTGAGGGTGAGCCTGGGGCTGAGGTGTATTCGGCAGCTGGTGACCGTCAGCAAGCGCGAGTGGTGTTCAACGAAGCGAAGTGGCAGGTCACTCAGTCGCCTGCTTTGTCTGGTGTGTGCAAGGTGTATCGGGATGTGATTGAGGTTCCGTCCACCGGTGCGATCTATCGTGTGCTTTCTAGTGATGCCAAACTTCAACAAGGCCTGAACCCGTCGTTCGTGTGCTTTGACGAGTTGCATGTGCAGCGCGACTCAGAACTGTGGGATGCGCTGACCTTGGGTTCTGGTGCAAGGAAAGACCCGATGATCGTTGCGATCACGACCGCAGGCTACGACTTCGACACGATCTGTGGCCGTCTGTACAACTATGGCAAACGTGTCATCGCAGGAGATCAGGCTGATGAACGGTTTGGTTTCTTCTGGTGGGAAGCACCGGAGCGTTGCGACATCTCCGACCGTGACGCTTGGGCGGCTGCGAACCCGAACCTTGCTGAGGGCTTGCTCGACTTGGAGGACATGGAGGTCAGCATGAATCAGACGGCTGAGATTCCGTATCGCAGATACAGGCTGAACCAATGGGTTCGCCAGGAGGACTCGCCCTGGTTACCGATGGGCGGGTGGGAGCAGTGCCAGTCTGAGTTGGGGTTGGATGCTGAGTTGCCTGCGTTTGTGGGGATTGACATGGCGTTGAAGCATGACTCGATTGCTGTGGTTGTGGCTCAGCCGCGTGACGGTCGGATTGTGGTGCGGGCAAAGATTTGGCATCCTGATGCGCATGCGATGGATGTCGCAGCTGTTGAGGCGTATCTTCGTGAGTTGCATCTGAACTTCAATGTGCGCGAGTTTGCCTATGACCCTGCGTTCTTCCAACGCACCGCTGAGGTTCTAGCCGATGATGGTTTGCCAATGGTCGAGTTTCCTCAGTCTGCTCAGCGTATGGTGCCTGCGATTGGCACGTTGTATGAGGCGATTGTTGGTCAGGTGTTGGCTCATGATGGTGACCCGATGTTCACCGATCAGGTGTTGTCTGCTGTGCCACGTCAAACAGATGCAGGTCTGAGACTGTCCAAAGGTAAATCAAAGCGCAAGATTGACGCTGCGATTGCGTGTGCGATTGCTGTTGATCGTGCAACTCGTCGTGAAGAGGTCGCACCCGTGCCTGGTTTCTTTGTAGTCTAGGAGCATCATGATTCTGTTGATGGAACTTTTCGCCGCATCACTCATCGCAGTTGGGATATTCTTGTTGTCAATCCCTATCGGCCTGATCTTTGTCGGGTCTGTATTTCTATTGTTTGCCTTCGCTATTGAGCGCGGGAAGAAAGAGGCGAGGAAGTAATGCTGTCACGACTCTTGAACAATGGAGGTGAGCAACGCGCAGTTTCATTCCAATCGCTGTTCGCATTAGGCGACGGCTTCTCGATGACAACCAATTCTGGAACTGTTGTCACCCAGCAAGATTCGTTGAAGATCGAGGCTGTGTATTCGTGTGTGCGAATCATTGCCGATTCCATTTCCACTTTGCCTGTTGACACGTTCATTCGTGTCGGTGCTGAGCGTCAAGCGTTCCGCCCACGACCAATGTGGTTGGATAGCCCTGAGTCTGGTATCACCCGCACCGAACACTTCCAGCAGGTGTTGGTGTCGTTGCTGTTGAACGGTAACTCGTTCACTCGTATTGTGCGCGACGATCAAGGTGTGGCCGCGCTTGTGGTGTTGAATCCTGAGAAGGTTGAATGCACCCGCAACCGTGAGACACGTCGTCCAGAGTTTGTGTATGACAACCGTGATGTGATCCCACTTGAAGACATGATTCACATCACTGAGCTGCGTTTGCCTGGTGACATGCGTGGCCGTTCCCGCATTGATCTCGTCAAAGAGAATCTAGGTTTGGCTAAAGCGTTAGAAGAGTTCGCTGCACGTTTCTTCGGTCAAGGCTCAAGTGCTTCCGGCATCATCGAGTTCCCTGGCAACTTGACTCGTGAGCAGGCAAAGGATTTGGTGAATGGCTTTGAGGAAGGTCATCGAGGGTTGCGTCGTTCACATCGACCAGGCATTCTGTTCGGTGGCGCAAAGTTCACCAAGACCACAGTGGACAACGACTCGGCACAGTTCCTTGAGTCACGTCGTTTCGCCATTGAGGAGATTGCTCGTATCTTCCGTGTGCCACCAGCAATGCTTGGACACAACTCCGCTGGGGCGATGTCCTATGCGTCGGTGGAAATGAACGGCATCAACTTCGTCACCCACACTCTCAGACCGTACATCTCCAAGATTGAGGACGGCTACCAGAAGTTGCTGACAGGTCGGGCATTCTTGAAGTTCAACGTGGATGGTCTGTTGCGCGGTGACCAAGCGTCACGCTACGCAGCATTCTCGACCGGTATTCAATCAGGCTTCCTGTCAATCAACGACATCCACCGCATCGAAGACATGTCTCCTGTTGATGGTGGCGAGGCGTATCGTGTTCCGTTGGCCAACGTGGACATCGGTGCAGCGAACCTTGCAGAGTTGGACAAGAAATCACAGATCGCACAACGCTTGATCCTGTCAGGCTTTGACCCTGCTGAAGTGATGAGCGCACTGGAGCTGCCAACGATTGCGCACACTGGTGTGCCTTCAACACAGTTGCAGCCATTGGCCACGATCAACCCTGCCGATCCTGCCGCAGCTTACGAAGTGAAGTCACAGAACATGGACATCAACATGCCTGAAGTGGTGCTGAACTACACGCCACCGGCTGTGAATGTTCCTGCACCGATCATCAATGTTCCTGAGACTGTCGTTCGTGTCAACATCCCAGAATCACGGCCTACTGTGCGCACCGTTGAACGTGACGCTGAAGGACGCATTCTGACAATCACCGAAAGGGTTGAAGACTAATGGCACACGGAATCGGTGCATATCTTGGCAACGCTTGGCTGAATGCTTTGGGCAACAACACATCGTTCGCTGTTGCACAGGTGTATGTGAAACTTCATGTCGGTGATCCTGGTGCTAATGGGACTGCGAACCCTGCAACTGAGACAACACGCAAGGCTGTGTCGTTTGGGGTGGCTTCGGCTGGTGTGTTGACTTCTGATGACGATGTGACTTGGACGAACATTGCTGGGTCTGAGGATGCGAATCATTTCACGGCTTGGGATAGTTTGACGACAGGCAACTTCTTGTTCTCTGGAACGATTACTGCGAACCCGTATGATGCTGGTGATACCTATGCGATTGACGCTGGCAATCTCACCGCTTCGTTGACGCTCGCCTCGTAGGTTTGTGATGGCCGTTCAACGGTTCGTACTCGACTCAACCACACTTGACAACACAGGCTTCGGCCTTGATGGTGGTGCCGCGTTCATTCTTGACTCGTCAGCTCTTGACGGTGACCGAGTCTTGGATGGTGGCGAGTTTCTAACTGTCGCAACTGCGGCATCGACTCTTGGTGGCCTTGCAAGTACGGCCACTGCAACTGTGGTCAAGGTGGCGGTGGCTTCGTCGGCGTTGGGTGGTTTGGTTGCGGCTGCGCAGGCTAAGACAAGGAAGGCTGCTGTTGCGTTGGCGAGTTTGGGTGGGCTTGATGCTTCTGCCACGACGAAGGTTGCCAAGGATGTGATTGCTCAGGCGAGTTTGGGTGGGCTTGATGCTTCTGCCACGACGAAGGTTGGCAAAAATGTGATTGCTCAGGCGGGCTTAGGTGGGCTTGATGCGACTGCTACAGCACAGGCTTCGCCTCCTGCGCCTCCACCGGTTGATGATGGTGTTGGCTATCAGCCCTACAGGCAGCCAAGACCGAAGCCAAGACCGAAGCCCAAAGAGATTCCGATTCAGATCAATGAACCAAAGAAGCCACGTCTGGTGTCTGCTGTCGGGTCGAGCATGTTGGGTGGTGCGGTTATCGCTGCGACAGGTTTGATCACATTCAGTATCTTGGATGACGATGCTGAAGTATTGTTGTTGATCTGATGCCTTATTTCATTACAGACAAAGCGGAGGGCTGCGCAGGTTGGGCAACCATCAAGGAAGATGGTGAGGTCATTGGTTGCCATACGACGAAGCAGGATGCGGTTGATCAGATGGTTGCTGTGTCGATTGCTGAGGATATGGAACCTGGTGGTGAACGTGCGTTGCCGGACAACTATCGTCCAGCGTTGTCTCCTGATGTTCCTGAAGGTCGAGCATGTGGGAACTGCGAGTTCTATAACGAAGATGATGTTCAAGGTGAGGGCGACAATCTGAAGGCTTGGTGTGAGCGTTGGGATGCGTATGTTGATGGCGGTTTCTATTGCAACGCCTGGCAACCTCGTGAACAAGAAGACGAGGATGAGATGGAAGATGAGGTGCGTCAAGTTGCACTCAATCTTCCAACCTACATTCGCAACGCAGCTCGCAAAGGTTTGGACTACTACGGTCAAGGCTTGGCTGGTGACGGCTTGGTCGAGCGCACAGTGCGTGAGGCTCGTGACATGGCCAGAGGTGACATCTCAGAAGACAAGGTGATTCGTGCGAACGCTTGGGGTGCAAGACATCTAGTCGATCTTGATGCACCAAAGAACTCTGATGCTGACAACGATGAGTTCCCTGGTGCCGGTGCGGTTGCGTTCTATCTTTGGGGAATCAATCCGCTTGATCCTGAGCCTGCGATGAATTGGTTTATGTCGAAGGCTGAGCAGATCAAAGATGAACGGGCTGATGCTCCGGCACCGAAGAAGGATCAGATCGTTGGTTCTGAGAAGAATCCTCCAGGTTCAGCGAAGGCTCCTGCTAGTAGTGGCACGATTGAGTTGTCTGAGGCGATTGAGACAGGTTTGAAGAATAAGGCTGATGAACACAATGATTCTGTCGGGGATAACCCTGGCAAGCGGGCAACGGTTGGGATGTTGCGAACCGTGTTCCGTCGTGGTGCTGGAGCGTATTCAACTTCGCATCGTCCAGGTATGACTCGTGATCAGTGGGCGTATGCCCGTGTGAATGCGTTCTTGTATTTGTTGCGCAACGGTCGTCCAGAGAACGATGCCTACATCGGCGACAACGATCTGCTTCCGAAGGCTCACCCCAAATCTTCTAGAATGCTGAGTTCATTTCCTGTTAGTCTTTCAAGCATGGAAGAACAGGTTGAAACACGCCGCGTCACGTTCAACGAGTTTGAGTTGCGAGCAGACAAGTCTGGCGACGGTATGTCGTTCACAGGGTATGCCGCAGTGTTCAATTCTGATTCCGAGCCTTTACCGTTTATTGAGCGGATCGCACCTGGTGCGTTCAATAAGTCCCTGAAGTCTCGGAACAATATCCGCATGTATATGAACCACGATTCAAGCATGCTTCTCGCCACAACACGCGCAAAGACTCTGCGCCTGTCAGAGGACTCCAAAGGGTTGCTCGTGGATGCCAGTTTGCCTGACACAACTGTTGGCCGTGACCTGTCCGTGTTGATGCAACGCAAAGACGTGGACTCGATGTCGTTCGGTTTCACTGTTCCTTCAGGTGGCGACAAGTGGTCTGATGATGGTCAGTATCGTGAACTGCGTCAGATCAAACTCTATGAAGTTTCGGTAGTCACAGGTTTCCCTGCCTACTCGGCCACCTCCGCTTCTGTTCGTTCGTTTGATGCGCTTGCCACCCGTACCGGCATCGACGCTGACCGTCTTGCTGTAGCAATCACGAACCTTGAAGCAGGTCAAACATTGTCACCAGATCACGCAGCTTTGCTTCGTGAAACTGTTGCCAAACTAGAACCAACACCACAGGCTGCGCCAGCCCACATCGGCATCATGGCGAAGCACCTTGAATTGTTGAAGAAGACCGTCTAATCTTCTAGTACTGCATTGTTCAGCGGAGCCGCTGCGATGTTGCTGATTGCGGAGCCGCATCAGGTTGAGTTGAGTTCTCCCTGCGTATCCATATCCGTAATCAAACCGAAAAGAGAAATATCATGAAAGAATATCTAGACCGTCAAGTTGAAATCCGTCAACGCGCATGGGACGAAGCCAAGTCAATCTTGGACAAAGCCACTGCCGAGAAGCGTGACCTCACAGCAGAAGAATCACAGACCTACGACCGCATCAACAAGGAACTCGATGACCGCGCAGCGACCATCGCCAAAATCCGTGAAGATGAAGCTCGTGAACTGCGTTTCGATGCAGCAACCCGCGAAATCTTTGACCAGGTTCGCCCAGTGTCCTCCGCACCAGTAGTTGATGACGCAGCAATCATGCGTTCGTTGGCCAAGGGCGAAGTACGCAGCGCACACTTTGAGAAGCGCGATGTCATCAAGACCCAAACTGGTTCGCCAGTTCCTACATCGTTCTACGACCAAGTCATCGGCCTCGCCCGTTTGGCTGCACCAGTCCTCCAAACATCAACGGTGTTGAACACCAATGGTGGAGAGAACTTGCAGATTCCATCGCAGGCGCAGTACTCGACGGCAGCAATCGTTGGCGAAGCAACTGCAATCGCAGAATCCGATCCAGTGTTCAACTCGTTCATCACATTGTCGGCCTACAAGTACTCGTTCCTTGTACAGGTCTCCCGTGAAATGATCGAAGACGCAGGCGTGGACATTCTGTCCTTCATCGCAAGCCAGGCTGGAGCCGAACTCGGCTTCCGTGTTGGTGCAGCTTTGACCACAGGTTCCGGAACCAACCAGCCGAAGGGCATCGTCACAGCATCCGCTGTTGGCGGTACCGCAGCAGGCACGGCAGTCCTCGCAGGCAACGACCTCATCGACCTCTACTACAGCCTTGATGGTGCAGCTCGCAACCTTCCAGGTGTTGGCTGGATGATGAACGGTAAGACCATCGCTTCGGTTCGCAAGATCAAGTCAACTGACGGCATCTACTTGTTCAGCCCATCGCTGGCAGTTGATGTCCCAGACACCTTGCTCGGCAAGCAAATCTTTGAGAACCCATCAATGGCCGACCTGGCAACAACCAGCAAGTCCGTCATCGTTGGTCACCTACCTTCGTACTATGTGCGACAAGTTGGTGGAATCAAGATTGATGTTTCGGATGACTTCGCATTCAGCGCAGACCTCCGCACGTTCCGTTGCACATTCCGTGTTGACGGCAACTTGCCACAAACATCACACATCAAGCACCTCCTCCAGCCATAAGGCTGAAGGGGACTTGATCCCCATAAATCCCCTAGGCTTAGGGTCGCAACGAACACGCAGGGCGTTGCGACCCTATTTCTATTTACCCTGCTACTGCGAAGGAGAAGGAAGTGAAAGATGCTCGTCATCATCAAGGGAACACCAATCGACCTACCCGACCTGGAGGCGACCCTGCTCTTGCAGCGGGGCGTGGCACACTTGCCCGAAGTGGCAGACTTGCCAACACCAACCGACTCAGGACGCTCTGGTATTCCAACGCGCCCTTCACGCACTCCGGCTACGGCCAGCAAACAGCGCAAATCGTCCCAAGGCTCACGCAAGAAGGACACGAAGTAGCGATCCACGCAATGTATGGACTGGAAGGTTCAACATCAATGTGGAACGGTGTGAAGATTTATCCGCGAGGGAACGCACCATATTCCGATGACATCATGGTTGCGCATTGGATGGATTGGGCTAATGGCAACAAAGACATCCCACCAATCTTGATGACTTTGTTTGATGTGTGGGTGTTCAAATCTCCATCGTTTGATCTGTGTCCGAACATCGCTTCATGGGTTCCAATAGATCACTCACCTTGTCCAGAGGATGTGTTGCGTTGGTGTGCGCGTCCGAACGTGAAGCCGATTGCGATGTCTAAGTTCGGTGGGCAAATGTTAGATCAGGCAGGCATCGAACACTTCTACGCTCCTCACGGTATTGAACCTGTGTTCAAGCCAACAAAGAAATACAAGAGTTCGAGCGGTGAGGCAACTGGCCGTGAACTGATGGGCATACCTGAAGACAAGTTTGTGGTCATGATGAACGCAGCGAACAAGGGGGCTAACCCTTCACGCAAATCGTTTGGCGAGAACCTGTTGGCGTTTGGCATCTTCGCCAAGACTCATCCTGACGCAGTCATCTATCTGCATGTCGAGCGTGATGGTTCATCTGGTGGGATCAATGTGCTGGATTTGATCAAGGCAGTTGGACTTGAGGAACATCAGTACAAGATCGTTGATCAGTACGCCTATCGGATTGGGTTCCCGCAAGAGGCTTTGGCTGCGATGTATTCGGCAGCTGACGTGTTGTTGTCTTGCTCAATGGGTGAGGGGTTTGGGTTGGCGGTCATTGAGGCTCAGGCTTGTGGCGTTCCTGTGATCGTTTCAGACTTCACGGCTCAGCCTGAGTTGGTTGGGTCGGGTTGGAAGGTGGATGTGCAGCCGTTCTGGGATGCCCATCAGAAGGCATGGTTCTGCACCCCACAGGTTCCTTCCATTGTGGATGCCCTGAGACAGGCCTACAACGCTCCGAGAGGCGTGGACAAGACCGCTGTGGAGTTTGCCCAAGGGTACAACGCAGACACCGTCTACGAGGCTCATTGGAAGCCAATCATGAAGGAGTTGCATGAATGGTGCCTGTCATCATCATCCCCGTCCTGAACCGGTATGACCTACTGGAACGGTGCCTGCAATCCATTGACTATCCCGTTGAACATCTGATCATCATCGACAACGGCGGCGAGTCCAGCCTGCAATTTTATCCTTGGGTGATTGACCGCAGACTGGTCAGCAACTATCACGTCTGGTCAATGCCCACCAACCTCGGTGTTGCCCCGTCTTGGAATCTTGGTATCAAAGCAACACCTCACGCACGAGGCTGGATTCTGTTGAACTCTGACGCATGGTTCAAGCCTGGACAACTAGAACATTTCTACGATGGCTGCGACGATGGGATGGTGGTTCGCACGAAGCGGAACTGGTCGTGTGTGTGGGTTGGGCAGGATGTGGTGAGCAAGATCGGTCTATTCTCGGAGTGTTACGTTCCCGCCTACTTTGAGGACAATGACTATGAGCAACGTGCGAAGGCGTTCAACATCTCTGTCGTGGTTTCGGATGTTGAAGTTGAGCATGATAATTCGTCAACGCTCAAGGCGAACCCTGCGTTTGGCGAGAAGAACAACCGCAGCTTCGCAGACAACAGCAATCTCCACGACATGCGATGGCGGTCAGGGATACCAGATGCGGGGGCTTGGGACTTGGGCAGACGACGAACACTCGGGTGGGATTGATGCGCGTCTTTGACGGTGTTCTATACAACGGTGAGGCTGATGTTCTTGAGTGTCGTTTGTGGGAGTTGGCTGAGACCGTTGATGTGATGGTCATCATTGAGGGTGACAAGACTTTCACCGGCAAGCCTCGGGTCAGGGAGTCACGGGATCGGTTTGCCAAGTGGGCTGATCTAATTCATTGGGTGGACTTTGACACCCCTACCGATCCGAATCCTTGGATGGTTGAGAAGGCGACCCGTGACCAGTTGCTCATCGAGTTTGATCGCCTTGGCTGCAAGTCTGATGATGTGATCACTGTGTCTGACGCTGATGAGATTTGGAAGCCGAGTTCGGTTGAGCAGTTTGCAACTGGTTGGCATCATGCTTTGATGCGGAACTTTGCGTTCAGTGTGCATTGGGAACGGCCTTTGCATATCACGATGGTTGCTGGTACTCGTGGCAGTGCTGGCGATTCTTTGGATGATATGCGCAGGTTCAATCGCACGAAGATGCCTGTTGTGTTTGGTGGTTTTCATCTTGGTTGGATGGGTGGGGTGGATTGGTGTGTAAACAAATTGACTGAGTTCTCTCATCAGGAATACAACGTGGGTAACACTCGCACAATGATTGAGGATTGTTTCACCTACGGAAAGTTTGTGAATGGGGAAATCATGAACGAAGTGGAGATTGATTCTGATTGGCCTTGGTGGGTTCAGGCTGGTTTGCATCCTGAGTCATGGCGTTCAAAGAAGCGTTATGGCTCATAGTCAGCAAAGGGATTTCTTCCAACGAGTCAAAGATAAGCATCCTGAGTTCTTTGTGGATGCGTCTGTTCTTGATGTCGGTTCGCTTGACATCAATGGGACGGTTCGGGACTTCTTCACCGGCGGCTCATATTTGGGGGTGGATGTGGCTGATGGGGTTGGGGTTGATGTTGTTGGCTTTGGGCAGAGTCTTGAGTTTGAGGATGGCAGTTTTGATGTGTGTTTGTCGGCTGAATGTTTTGAACATAATCCTGAGTGGGTGGCGACGTTTGCGAATATGGTTCGGATGTGTAGGGGTTTGG